ACTCCCAGCTGCAGCTCCAATTGCTGCATATGCATACACTAAAGGCCATGGATTATTTAGATCACCAATTATTACAGGACCTCCCATTACTATTACCCACATAACTAATGCCCAACCAGATGTTAATTTTCTTTCAAACCATCTGGTTCTTTCTTCATTCATTAATCTTGCTAATGCATTCTGCATATCTTTACCATATGCTGGGTGTTTAGTGATTGTACCATCTAATTCAGCAACTGTTATCATATATTTACAATAACATGGATTTGATTTGCTTTTTTCAACTATTTTACATTCAATAGCTCTTCTTCTAGTGTACTTACTTTTCTTTGACATTGTTATCTTGATATGTTCCAAAACTTGTATTATATAAAACTGAATCTGTTAAATTACACATATGATCTGCTATAGCTTCATAAAATTCATCACTTCGATCTTCTTCTGGATCATCAGATGTTAATAACTCTATTTCTTCTTCGGTTGGAACATATTCTTCCCAATCATCACCATTACCATTATATGATGCAGCACCAATAAAATTATACCCTTCATCTTCCCATGTTATTACCAATGAAACTTCTGGGTCAATTGTTTTTGCGTGATCATATATTCGCTGAAATAATCCAAATGCAGGACTCCATGCAGAATGCATATTTAATGTTAGTTCATTATCATCAAAATCAACATCATCAAAACTAATCCATTTTGCTCCAAGTTTTTCAATATAATCATCTCTAGTTGACTCTACATCTGGACAAATAATTTTAAAATATTCGTCTTGAAACACTGATATTCGATCCCAATATGTTTTAATTGATTCGGATTCTTGTTTCATTATCTTGTCATATTGTAAAACGTCTTGAATATATTTATTCGAAGCGTCATTTGACTCAAATGTAATATTAATGTTTGTGTAAACGTGATTTGCCATTCTTTTTTATTTATAATATAAGAAAAATATTGCTATTTACCAAATTCTTTTAAATATATATCAATAACATCTTTGGTCTTTTTTAGATCTTCCTCAAATCTATCTTTATGTCGACATCTTACAATTCGTTTTAAGATATCAAACTCATAGGCATTAAGCTCCCAATCTTCTGCAAATTTATATAAACTATCTTTACCTATATAATGTTTTTGTGTGTGTACACTCATTTTATGCCTTTTAACATTTTTTTCTTTTCTGCAGCATTGTAACCATATAGTGACAATATTTGATCGCAACTCTCTTTACTCAGTAATTCTAAATAATCTGCAGTTTCTGATTTACTAATCTGATAATGTTGTGCTAACTGCTCAATTAGCTTAGCATCATATTTATCAGACTTTTTGCCTTTTATATATTTAGCAAATGCTTTATTGCTTGGAAGTAAGTCGTGATATAATTTATAAGTATCGCGAGGTTTAAGTTGACCTATAGTATAACATTGCAATTCGTTTATTAGATCCGTTAACTCCATACGCATTGATAACCATCTATTTACAATAAAGGGAGCAAATGCTTTCTGCTCAGGTTCTGTCCATTCATCCCAAGATTTCTTTTTTGAGGTTACTCCATTAATAAAATCAAATATACTTGCCATTATAATTTATATTTTTTTCTGTATTGAACTTCTAATGCTTTACCCATGCCCATTTCTAATATTATAGCATTTTCAGGAACACCAACCAATTTTTTTGCCATTAAAATATCATCAATACTTTTTTTTCTATATGTTTTTATCTTTACCCGAGCATTGCTACGATCAGACGTTTTAAACACAATTGCTACTGGTCCTTTAATTATTTTTTCTGACATTATTATTATAATTCATTCATAATATTAACAAACATAGCCATTATGTTTATTTCTTTGTCTACAACTGTAACGTCTTTAAATTGAGCTTCTGCAATAATTAAAATAATTGCAGCAATATGACCCATAGCAAATTCATCTAGATTATCATATAAAAAAGTATATAGTGGAGTAAAGTCTCTTACTTTACTATCTGCAATACATTTTCTAATCTTATTAAATGTTGCTTTTTTGTCTTTTGCATTTTTAAGCATTTCTAACACTTCAGTCATATAATTTGCTTGAATTGCACTTGCTTTGTCTAATTGCAATATACCGTCTACTACCGACGCTTGAGCTGCGTTAATTGCTCGACGTATATCTGGATATGACGAATTAATAATTGCAGCAATGTCTTGTACATCATATGTTACACCCTTTTCGTCTAACACAGTAACTAATCTTTTTGCTACATCAGTTTTATTAGGTGGTGTAATTGCAAAAGTCTGACATCTACTCTGAATTGGATCTATAATCTTTTCTACGTAATTACATGTTAATATGAATCTAGTAGTTTTACTATATGTTTCCATTACATTACGTAGAGCTGCTTGAGCATTTGGTGTCAAATAATCTGCTTCATCCAATATTACAATCTTCCAACGTTTAAACCCTACTGTTGAAGCGTAACGCTTAATCTTGTCTCGAACTGCATCTACTGAGTTTTCATCTGATGCATTAATATACATGGTATCTGCATCTACACTATTGGCAATAATCTTTGCTAATGTAGTCTTACCAGTTCCTGCAGGTCCAAAGAATAATAAATGAGGAACATCGCCATTCTTAATAAATATTTTAACTTTATCAATAATATGTTCATTACCAATATACCCATCCATTGTATCCGGGCGGAAGGATTCTACCCATAATGTATTTTCTGTTACTCCAAACATAATTTATTTGTTACCTGTTGAACCAAATCCCTGATCGCCTCGTTTTGTCGAAGTTAATCCGGTATCTTGAATCCATTCGATTCGTTCTACTTTATTTAATACTAATTGTGCTATTCTATCACCATTTTTTACTACAAAAAACTCTTTTCCATGGTTGATTAAAATTACTCCTATTTCTCCTCGATAATCGGCATCAATGGTTCCAGGACTATTTAATACTGTTACACTTTTCTTTAAAGCCAATCCACTTCTAGGTCTAACTTGTATTTCATAACCATTTGGAATTTCTACATATAATCCGGTTGGAATAAGTGCAGTACCACCAGGAGGTATTTCCATATCATATTGTAATGCACTTATTACATCACAACCTGCAGCTTGCGGAGATTCATATTGCGATAATTTATTATCTGATTTATTTATTACTTTAATTTTCATAATTAATTTTGTAATTGAACTAACCAATAATTAGATTCAAAATCAGTACCAGTAAAATCAATTCTAGATAATCCGTGACTCGATACATTCATTGTACCTTGATCGCCTTTATTTGCTACTAGAACTTCTTTAAGTTTATCTGCTGAGAAACAAATTGGTGACATATCATCATTTGTAGTAGTACCTACCTCAAAAGAAATATTATCTGCATTAACGGTTGTATAATTTATAATAAATTTAATAATACCTCCTTGAACTTGCACTGCAAAGTTTTTTGCGTCAGGTAATGCATTTTTTGCTTTAATAAATTTACTAACAAAGTCATCGTCAATTGGAAGTGATACACCATATGGTGGTTCTTCGTTAATTGTCGGCACTGCTGGTATAACCGTTGTGTCTGCTAACATAAATGTTGCTTTAGTGCTACCTTCACTAATTTTCATTGCATAATTTTTACCTGCTGCTTCTTGTACATCTATATTGATGTTTTCGCCAACTGCTGACAGCATTTTAATTAAAGCACCTGTATGATTGATTCCTAATTGTCCTTTCATAAACGGAGTAGTTTTCCATTGAAGTTTTCCTACTACTGTTTGATCCATGTCAATAAGTTCGCAAGCAACACCTGTTGCATTTTCGTTTAATATTACCGCTTCGCAATTACCTGCTAGATAAAAACGATTGATAAATGATTGTAATTTACTTTTTTCCATTATATAACCTAATTAAAATTTAAAAAATTTATTGAATTGTTTAACATCGGTAGTTGATATACTATCACCACCAAACTTTTTATATGTCTTTTTATATGTTGAGTATACATTCATTGCATTGTCTGGATCTGCAAACATTTCGTGTAATGACAGTATAACATTGAATAATTCTGCAGGAACAGCCGTTTCTAATAATTCTACATGATTATTTGTTAATTTATTAATGTCTTTAACAATCTCACAATATAAATGTGTATTATGAACAACCATTCTAGGCATTCCTTCTTGTGAATATCGATCTAAACCTCCTGCTGTCTGCCCGCCTAAATATTCATATGTAAAATCTTTACAAGCTGGGCAATCAATACTACATGGAACATTCTTAGTTTTGTCTATAGATATTGTGCCATCTTTACCTTGTTTAACATGAGTCTTTCTGCGATACTCAGCATTCTTTGGAAAATATAATTCCGTGAACGTTTGCGTTTTATAATTACTAGAATGAAGATATGTTCCATATACCGGATATTGTCCCGGAGAAGATGAATCTGACATTAACTGGATACGATTGTTTGTCATTTTATTTAATAGTTCCTGCAATGTAGCTAATATAAAGAAATCTGATATCTTGCTTATTCCAAGTAAGTGTATATATTCTACATGTTCTTTTTCAAACTCACGTTCTTGTAACATTAAAGCAATAACATACATGAAGTCTACTAATTTTTTAGGGCCTCCAATACACCATCCCTTAAAGTCAAAATCTTTAAATTTATGATACCATTCTTTATATTCTTCACTAAATGTTCCTTGTATAACATTTAAAAATTTAGTTTTACCACTTTGATGTTTCTCAAAATATTTAAAATTATCAAATGATATATCCATAGAATCTTGAAATCGATTTTCAAATGTAACACGTGGTGGTATATCTAAATTTGCTGCTACATCACTATTAGCTTCTAACCAATGAAATATCTTTTCACGTATTGTACCATCCCATTTAAGAGCGCCGGTTGCAATCTGGAATCCGCCTGAATCGCCAAATACAAATGTGCCATCATCTAAACCTAATTGATCTCTAAAATCCATTTTTTTATAGTGATGTCCCGCAGTAACTAAGAAATTAGGATGTCTCCATTTGTCTGGGTATTCTTTTGCAAAGAATCGCATTGTGGTACCATCCGAAAATTTAGTATTTTTCTTGAATGCTGATACCATACTACCTGCTGATAGTGATGGTATATATAAAAACTCTTTTCTATCCATGTTTTTCCTTTTCTAATAAATTGTTACAATATGCTTCTTCGTGCCAAACATTAATTTCTTGACTATGATCATTTGCAATAATATATGCTTCCATTCTCCTACCTAAATCAGATACTAT